GATCTAAATCTGGCAGTCATTCGTACACTTGACCTGGACGGGTTCTCGGACCACACGCGGCGGATCGGTACGTCGAGTTTGGCCGTGGCTGCGGGGGCCAAGGTCTTGGAAGTTCACTGTCGGCTATCGGATACCGACGAACGCAACCCTGACGCGGCACACTCCCTCGGCCCTGTAGAGCTGACCGCGTACGTGCGGCTGGCCAACATTGCTGCCAAGGTCATGGGGGATGGGAAAAAGCGATGTATGCCTTCCGAGGAACAGAACCGACGCCTGCGCTACGTCCCATAAAAATCGGCCCGTGGGTCATTAGCCCCGGCCACCCGCCCTTTCTCCAGGCGGAGCTAGGCGTGACGCCGGTCGGTGACATGGCACGGGCGAAGAACCTTATTCGGGCAGTCGCGACGGCAGGGGTTCAGGCAGCGAAGTTTATCGTGACAGACCCGCGCCGGCTGACCACGCGACCTCAGGAGCCGTTCACCTACGCAACGGCCGCGGGTCCGCGTACGCGCCCTATTGGCGATGTGTTGGCAGAAACCGTCTTTACGCCGACACAATGGCGTGAAATTCGGGATTATTGTCGGGATTTAGGGGTGGTTTTTTACGCGACTACCGACTATGAGGCAGGCATCGATCTGCTTGAAAGCCTTGACGTGCCCGCACACAAGGTCTGCGCGTGGGACATTCGCCACCTGCCCCTGATCCGTGCCATGGCCTCCACGCGGAAACCGGTTCTTGTGGATATTGGCACGGCGACTGAGCAGGAGTATGTAGAGGCGCTGGAGGCGGCAGGACCGTTAGCGTTTCCGGTCCATGCGCCTCATCCGACCAAAACGAGCGATTGGAACATGGCCCGGATACAGCCGGGGTGGGGATTTTCCTCTCCTGAGCGAGAAATCTGGTGTGATTTCACTGCCCTCGGCCTCGGCGCATGGCTTGTGGAAAAGCGTCTGACCCTACAACGGAATGACCTAACAGGGCATCATCATGTGCAGTCTCTTGATCCAGAAGAATTTCGCGATTGGGCCCGGGCAATCTTCGCGGCGGCCCTTGCCTTGCGGGAGCCGGCCTACGGGCCCGGCACCGCGCACGCGGCTACGGAGCGCGTGCGGTGGGGCCGCAGCCTTGTAGCGGCCCGGCCGCTCCGCCCCGGGGAGCGTATCACCCTCCCCGCAGTCACGGCAAAACGCCCCGCAGGGGGCATTTGTCCGTCACAAGTGGAATTAGTCGTCGGTAGACTCGTGCGTCAGGCCCTGGACACCGATGAGGTCCTACAATGGGAGCATCTCGAGTAATCCTGATCCCCGCAACGCCACGTGACGAAGACCACATCCTCGGCTTTCGGAACGAGCCCGATGTTGTGCAAGGGAGTTTGTCCGGCCTCGCCCAAGGGCCCGAATGGTTTCAGGGGGTTGAACGATATGCGTACGTGATTTCCCACCGTACGGCGACGCGGGATCATCACCCTGTCGGCTACGTGCTTGTCGAACCGGTGGCCGCGCTCTCCATTGTGGTGGGGGGCGCGCACCGGGGGCAAAATATCGGGACCCGGGCCATCGAACAGGCGACGTTTTTGGCCCGTGGCAAGGCGTATTCCCGAGTAATTGCCGAAGTTCGTGACGAAAACGCCGCATCGAGACGTGCGTTCACAAAGGCAGGCTACCGTGAACAACCCCGAGATCATCTCGGCCTATTCATCGCGCGCCTCTAGCGGCGCGGCCCCACACACGGTCGCGAATTGGGGGAGTGAAAAGACTCAACACGCTCGGCTACGGGCGCTTTCTACACTATTTACGCGGGCCGGTGTCGTGCTGGACGTGGGGTGCGGCCCGGGGGTGTTCGTGCAGTACGTGCGGGACTGGGGACCCGCGAACTATGAGGGCTGGGATATTGTCCCGGCGGTCATCGCAGTGGCACAACAGCGGGAGCCGCGGTGGACATTTAAGGTGCGCGACTTAATGCACTACGGGGCGGAGGTGACGGAGCCGCGGTACGATTTCGTCATCGCGTCGGGGCTGTTTGCCGAACGGGACCTGGCGTGGATGGCCGAAGCAGTCATGCGGATGTGGAATCTGTGTTACGAAGGTATTGGGTTTAATTTCCTCACCCCGTGGGGCACAGCTCCCCAGCCCGGGGAATTTCAGGCAGACCCCGCACAGGTCGTGCGCATGGTGCACGACCTGTGCCACCCGCACCGGCTGCGGTTGTTGGTGGACTATTTGGGCCCCTACGACGCCACGGTGCTTGCGTATCGGTGATTTTCGGCCGCGGATATACACGGGACTGGCACTATACGCCGCCCCGGGCAGAAATTAACGAGTGGTTGTGGTCTGCCATCGTACGGCTTCAACAGCACGCACACAAAACACTTCAGCAAGGGGTACGGTACGAGATTCGCCGGGCCGTGCCCTTGCGCTACGTTAACGGTGTCATGCACTCGGAAGGAGTTGCGTGGGTTGCTGACGTGGCCTTTATGGAACGCACCGACTGGCCCGAAGTGGAGCAGGAGCCGGCGGATGCAGCCTACGATCCGGCGTCGGGCACATACATTATCTACCGGGGGGTACGGTGAACGTCCTTGCCCTGATTCCAGCCAAGGGACAATCGCAGCGGTTGCCGAGGAAGAATCTGGTGCCGCTCGGCGGCAGGCCCCTGTTGGCCTGGTCGGTGGAGGCTGCCCAGACGGCGGGTATCTTCGGTGAAAATATCTACGTTGCATCGGAGGACGGCGCGGCGCTTCGGCTAGCAGAGGAACTGAAGGTACGCCCGCTGCGCCGGCCCGACACACTCGCGGCGCCCGCGGCAACCGTGGAGGATGTGATCAAATGGGCCCGTGCCACCCTGGAGTGGTCCGGAGCTATCTATGTGCTGCTGCCCACGTCCCCGTTTCGTCGCCCTGAAACGATCCGGGCGACCTGGCAACAGTTCCGGCAGCGCGGGGTACGCATCATGATGAGCTTGTGGGAGAACGAGCACCCCCCATTCTGGTCCATTTTATGGGACGGCCCGAATGTGGCACCGGCCATGCCCCACTTCTATCAGCAGCCCCGCAGTGCGTTGCCCCGCACGTTTCGACATGAGGGGAGCCATCTGATTGTGGGAAACGGCGGCGAGGGAATCGGGGTCTTTACCCCGCCCGAGGACGAAGTGTTGGACATCAACACACGGCGTGATCTTGAGTTCGCGGAGTACCTACTTGCCATGGGCAAGGTCCCGGGCGTGGCCCTGACCGCACAGGGATATATGCGCGCCGGTCCGTTGGAGTGCTGACGTGTGTTGAATCGGAGGATGCGCATCCTGTGCTGTTGCGAAGGCGGAAACTGCCGTTCGGTCACGCTGGCCACGCTGCTCAAGTATTACTTTCGGCCGGCGGACGGACACGACGCAATGGCTCTCAGTTTGGGCAAGAACAGCCCCGAGACGCAGCGCATGATGTTCGAGTGGGCAGAAGTCATTCTCGTCGTACAGGATGCAATGGTTACTGACGTGCCTGAGGAATATCGACACAAGGTGTCCGTCATCCCGGTCGGTCGCGACCGCTGGGGGCTCTCGATGCACCCCTTGTTCGTGCCGCTTGCCATCCAACTCCTCACCGAGGCGGGGTTCGAGCCGAAGGAGGGGGCGGTGGAGAAAGCCTTGGCAACACAGGGCAAGTTTGTCCGGCGCCGCCGGGAAGAGTGTTGAATGCGGGTCCTCATTGTTGAGGATGCGCGCGAGCGAGTGGCATGGTTTGAGCGGCGTCTGCACGGACACGAACTTTTCGTAACCGACAAGCCCCCGAAAGCGATTCAATGGCTAACACAGCACACGTTCGATTTCATTTTCCTCGACCACGATTTGGCGCCGCATCACTATAGCGACCACCCGCCGATTATGGGTGAGGGCGTCGAGGAACGGTACTTGCGCATTCATTCACACCGCGGCACGGGCCGGGACGTAAGCCGGTGGCTCAAGGCGCACCCTGAGTGTAATGCGGAGGCAAGAATTGTGATTCACACATGGAACAGCACCGCCGCCGAGATAATGCTGGGCGACCTGGCAGCCCGGGGCGCCGTGCGGCAGGTGTTTGGCCCAGAATTGGCAGCATTGTGGCGGCGATGAACCGCCGTACGTTTCTTCAAGGCGCCCTGCACCTGCTGCCGTTTGCTCCTACCCTGCCGGCTGTGTTGGCGCGTGCGCCCATCGTGGCTAGGGGCGCGATTGTGAGTCCTGATGGAACGGTGACCAAGGAAGTTCTCCGGCGGTTGTCGGACGGAACTATTCACCATGCGCGCTGGACATTTTCTGGATTCGGCCAACGGTGCATTGAATATGTCACGTGGCTGACGAACAAGGGTGAAACGATTACGGGCTCGACGCGCTATCTGATCAGTACGCGCAAGTGATGGACCTTGCTGCTGCACAAGCCCTTGTTGATTATCTCTCCGTCCAATCGCTTCGCGTGGATGTGCTCGATGGTATCCAGAGTGTTGGCGTGCAGGGCGACAACCGCACATACACGCCGGCCCTTGTGCTGTCCGGCCCGTTTCCCGGGTACGCTCTCTTGGACCTGATTTCCCGTGAGCTCACGTCCCGATTTCATGTAAACCGCGTCACTTTTGAGCTGGCGAGGGTTAATATGTAGCGCGTGAGCCAACCCACACGCGAGGCTGTCGAGCGCAGTCTTGCGATGGAAGCCGAAATGGCCCGCCGCCGGGCCGCCGATCCTTTATTCCGTTGGAGCCCGACCCCCCGCCAGCAGCCGTTTATCGATTCCGTTCTCGAGGGTCGCGTGCAAAGCAACTTTCTTGTTGCGGCCAACCGGTCGGGTAAGAGTGACGCCGGGGCGTACTGTGGCGCCATGTTGGCCCGGTTTGGGCAAGACGTTAAAGGCGCATACGGGTCAGAAGTCACCGTGTTTGACCGTGCCACCGCCGGGTGGGTAGTAACGGTTGACTTTCCGGTCTCCCGCGACGTGATTCAGCCCAAGTATTTCGACAACGGCTTTATGGCCGGCGCCTCACACGAGCCCTTTATTCCTGCCCGCGAGATTAAGAACTGGAGCGTCGCCGACCAGACGCTGAAGCTCAAGGGCCCTGGCAGTGGATCAATTATCACCTTTAAGTCGGCCGAATCAGGCCGGACGAAGTTCCAAGGCGCCGGCCTTGACTGGATCCATTTCGACGAAGAGCCTCCGAAGACAATTTACGAGGAGTCGGTCATTCGCGTTGGCGCCGGCCGCAAGCTGCGCATCTTCATGACCTGCACCCTGCTGCCGCCGGAAGGGATGGTCGGCGGTGTCAGTTGGGTGTTCTCCGAGATTATCCAACCGTGGGAACGTGGGGAAAACCGGCACAACACGGCGGTCTACGGCGCGAGTATTTACGACAACCCCCACATTCAGCCCGAAGAAATTGCCCGGCTCGAATCGATTTATCCCGAAGGATCGATCCAACGGCGCATCCGGCTGGGCGGTGAGTGGCTCCCGGGTCTGTCGGGCAGCCGGGCGTACGGCGCCTTCAACCGGGCCTTGCACGTCCGCAAGCAACCTGCGATGCTCCCGCGCCGGCCCCTGTGCTGGATGTGGGACTTCAACGTGGAGCCGCTTGTGTCCCTTGTGGGACAGCGTGAGCTCACACTCTTCCGGGTCTACCGCGAGTTCGTACTGGACGAAGGCAACATCAACGACATGGTCGACTGGTTCCGGGAAGCCTATCCCACGCACACCGCCGAAGTGTGGCTCTACGGGGACGCCACCGGCAAGGCCCGCACCGGGCAGACCGGCCAGTCAGACTACCAACTCATTCTCAACGCCATGCGAACCTATGGCCCGCCGGTGCGCCTCAAGGTACCGGAGACGAACCCGCTCATCAAGGACCGGGTCAACGCGGTCAACCGACAAATGAAAAACGAGCAGGGCGTCATCAACCTGGAGGTCGATCCGTCGTGCCGGGAACTGATCCAAGACCTCGAACAGGTGCTCCTTGACCCCCGCGGCGTGATTAAGAAGACCAATAACCGGCATGACCCGTATTTCCGCCGGACGCATCCAAGTGACGCCCTCGGCTACTGGATTGTGTACGAAGAGCCGGTCCGGGCGTTTACGTCCACCCCACCGGCGGGCCGCACCCGTGTCTCAATTGCGAATCCCTCATATGGGTTTACCGGGGGCGAACTGCGTGGCTGATCTTTCGCTGGTACCGACGGATGACCTATTGGATACGCTCAGGCAGCGATTCGACCATCTGATCTTTGCGGGCGTCCTCATTACGGGCACGTCCGTGGACCAGCACATGGAAAGCTGGCATGGCCATGCGGTGTGGTGTCAAGGGCTGGCAACCGATATTATTCGTACGATCCAAGATGCCGCGCGTCAGCCGGAGGACTAGCTATACTATGACCGCAACGGGGGGACAGGAGGGCAGGGGAAACCCGGCTGGGCCTGGTGCATCGTTCGATCCGGTGCTCCCTCCACCATCCTTCAAGCCGTGCCGCGTGTGCGGCATTCCGCTCCACCCCGGCCCGACCCGTGCCATCGGCGTGTGCCCAGACTGCATCGCTGCTTCGTACACCCGTGCTACGCTGATTCCGAGAGCTCGGTACGCCTATAATGACGACGGCCCGGCACCTGCTGAGGAGGCGCCGCCCCTAGAATGAAGAAGCAGCACACGCCTTCGCTTAAGGGCAAGCATCCGGGCGCAGCCGGCGGGCCGACGATGAAGTTCCAGGACGGCGGCGAAGTACTGAAGCCGCCCCGCAAGAAGTCTACCCCGTTTCTCAACCCGCCGGCCGGGGAAACGGTGTTGCGTGACCCTCGGGCCCAAGAGAATGAAGCCCTCGCCCGGCCCGGGTTCCTTACCGAAGCCATCATGGTCGAAGGCCCCGGGGGAGGCAAGATCTGGAAGCCGCCGACCCGCCTGTTCCACCCCGGTGAGGCCGCGAAGGTTGTCTCGACGCCGCTTACGAAGGAGTTGGCCGGCGAGTACGTGCGCATTAAGGGTCCCGCCCTTACCCAAGGGTCGGCCGTTGCCCGGCCGCCTCTTGCCAATAAGTACGGGGTGGAGCGCACTGCCGAAATGCCCCGACACCGTGTTGAGGGAGAGCTTTCCCCGGCAGGGCGTGGGCGCGTGCAATGGGTTGAGGGAGAATTCTTATCCGGGCCAGAAAAAGGGCAGTCCATGTTGCTGCACAGCAAGGAGCTCGCGCATGGGGAACAGCGCAACCTCTTGAACAAGACTCCGTGGCCCCGCGAAACTGGCCCCAACCCCCGTAGCACACAGCGCCCGACAAGTGAGGCGCAGTCTTTCAGGGCGCCTGCTTCGTACCGAGGCAACCGCCGTACTTCCGGTTGGGCCCCACGCTACTTGCAGGAGCCCTAACGTGGCCATCCGGGCGAACGGCAACATGGTGGGCGGCCCAGGCAGGGCCGGGTTTTCCACTCAGCGCCTGCCCGGTGATGACCGCCCGGTTGCCAGCGGCATCGACCTCACTGTCCTCAACGTCATTCGGCAGTATAAGACGGAGGCCACCCGCGCCCGCTTTAGTCGGATCATCCGGAACCGGGCCAACCTGCGCATGTTCATTGGGGAGCAGGATTATTCCTACAAAGCCCGCGGGCAGTCCAAGGAGTTCCTGCCGAAGCTGCCCATGGCCGTGGAGCAATTTGCCTCGGCGATTAAGCGGGCCCTGACCGAATTTGGAGACTGGTTCCGCACGGAAGTGCCCCGCGATTCCGCACTGACCGGCGATGAAGTGCGCAACTTAGTGAATGTGTATCTGGACCGGTTGGGCGACGGGTACGTCAACACCCCCTTTCCCGTAGTCGTGTCGGACGCCATGAAAATTGGCGCGCTCAACAGCCTGGTCGTTCTTAAGGTTCATGGTGCCCTGACGAAAGAAAACCGATTTATTGTCGAGCGGGGTCTCGAAGAGGTGGACGTGGCCGGGATGTTGGGACCACGTGTCACGCATTCGCTGGCCCGGAAGGAAGTCAGCACCTACCGTCCGGTGATCGATCTCATCCGGGATGAAGACTACTACCCAGACCCGCGGGGCCATGGACTGTACGAAATCCAGGAAATTGAGACCGATCTGGCGCACCTCGTCGAGTGGGCCGAGGCAGGCATCTACGACAAGGCCGCCGTCGACCGTATCAACGAAGACTTTACGAACAGTGAACAGGAAATCATTCGCATTCGCTATGTCGGCCAAGACATCGCCCCGGTGCCGTCCTTCCGCAAGCGTGTCATTCTGCATGAGTTTTGGGGGACAATCCTCGGCCCCAACGGACGCATTATCAAAAAGAACTGTGTGGCCACGATTGCGAACGACAAGTACCTCGTTCGCCCGCCGGAGGACAACCCCTACTGGCACGGCGAGTCTCCGTTCGTCGTGTTCCCGCTGCTGCGCGTGCCGCATTCCGTGTGGCATCGGGCGCTGGCTGACTACGGGGCATCCCTGAATATTGCGCTCAACGAACTGTTTAACCTCATGCTCGACGGCGGTCTCGCCTCGGTGTGGGGTATTAAGCAGATCCGTACGGACTGGCTTGAGGACCCCCGTCAAGTGTCCGACGGCGTGCCGCAGGGCGTTACGCTTGTAGTCAACGACCGCTGCCCGCCCAACGGCAAGGTGGTCGAGGTTGTGGCGACCGGAGCGACCCCGCAGGATGCTCTCGCCATGTTCAACATCGCCGACCGGGAGTTCCAGGCCGGCATGATGACCAACGACACGAAGTTCGGCATGTTGTCGCCCAAGCAGATCAAGGCAACGGAAGTCGTCGCCGCCGAGCAGGGGCAGCAGTCCATGCTGGACGGCATCGTGCGGGACATTGAAGAACTCGGCATCGAGCGGTGCCTGCGCAAGCTGTTCCTCAACCTACTCCAGTACGCGGACGACCTCGACACAGACGACATCGTGGGGGCCATCGGTCAGCGCGCCGCGGTGATCCTCGCCCGCATGAGCCCGGCCGAGCGATTTGCTACGTTCCACGGCGCCAAGTTCCGGGTGTTCGGCCTGAGCGCCGTACGGGCCCGCGCGCGGGACTTCCAAAAGCTGGCGGCGCTGCTTCAGTTGGTGAGTTCGAACCCGCTCATGATGCAGGCGTTCCTGCGCAAGTACTCCCTTGACGCCACGCTCGCCCAGGTGTTGAAGACCCTCAACATCGACCCGGCCACCCTGCAAATGTCCCCTGAGGAGGCGGCGATGCTGCCGCAGACGCTGGCCCAGTTGCCAATGTTCCAGCAGATGATGGGCCCGCAGGGTCAGCAGCAGGGCGGCGCCGGCATGAGTGCGCAGGCGGTCGGCGAGCCCGGGCTGCCGGCGGAAATCAACCAGCAGCGCACGAACAGCATGGCCTCGGCAGGAGTCTAATTCTCGTGGCCGAGAAAAACCCCTTCGAGTTGAAACTGCACGTGGACATTTGGCAGCGCCTCACCCTATACGTGATGGAGCGCACCGGCGTAGACCGGGCGACGGCCGAAAAGGTCATGCGGGCGGAATCGGACTTTTGGCAGGAGCGCCCCGACCTCGTGTGGGCCGTGTTACGTGATCAGGACGATGCCGAATAGACATGAAACTTGAAGTAGAAATTCTAGACGATGACATAGGCCGCCGTATTGTGGGCCTCTGCAACTCTGGACGCCCGGCTCGGATTGTGTTGACTTTCCACAACCGGAAAGTGGTTGGAGTAGAGGCGCAGGAGATTTGGCTGGCACCTCCAGCGCCGACGACCGTGTCCAAGTCGGCCAACGGCGCCCGGAGCTTTTTCCCGAGTGCAACTGGAGTTTATTTGCACGGGACTCGTGCCATGTAGTATAGGGAAGGTATACGGGCGACCTTCAATGGGCCCCGGGTGGTGCATCAGCACCCCCGGGGCCTTTGTGTTTGAGGTGACATATGGCAGAGAAGCCGCAGGACGAGAAGCCCCAGGAGCCGCAGCCGGCGCCTAACGAGCCGGCCCCCGAAGCCCCTTAACGGGAGGACCCCCATGGCTAAGAGTGACAAGGGCACCGGCAAGAACTCCTACGAAGGCATGATCCATCACGGCGAAGGCGGCATGAAGGCCCCGGGCGCATGCCCGCTCACGTGCGGCAGTGGCACGGGTAGCAAGACGAAGTCCGCGTCGTCTGAGAAGGGCACCGCGTAACACCCCCTATGAAGGGCCTGGACGACGGCTTCCACTACCTCTCAGGCGAGGCCCGCAAGGGCGCGTCGAAGGGGTACTTCGGATGCGGCGGGACCGTCAAGAAATATGCAGCGGGCGGTGTCGTAACGAGGAAGAAGCGGAAGCCGAGCCTCTCCCCGCAGGCTGATACTATGTTGTCCCCCCAGGCTGTGACCCCGAACACCGGGCAAGCGGGGCAGGGGTTGCGCTCACGGTTTCGCTTCGGGGGGGCCGTGCCCGACGACGCGCAGCAGCCGAAGAGCCGTGCGGTGAAGCGGTACCAATTAGGCGGCCCGGTCAAGCCTGACAGCCCGCTGGGCTTTGCCAATGCCAAGCTGCCCGTCCCTGGGCAAAAGACGCAGGGCCGTGCCCAGACACAACCGGGTCTGATGTTTGGGCAGAAGACACAGGGCCGTGCGAAACGCCCGCCCCTCAGCATTGGGGCCCCGCCCCCTGCCGCACTCTACAAGAAGGGGGGCAAAGTCCCCGGCAAGGGCAGCAAGGACACCGTGCCAGCCCTGCTCACGCCGGGCGAGTTCGTTGTGACCAAGAAGGCTGCCCAGAATCCGAAGAACAAGCCCGCGCTAGAGAAGATGAACCG